CCAGCATTTGTTGATTTAGATGTATATCAAATTGTTCCGGCAATTGGTTCTGGAGCAAATGTAAAACCGGATTACAATTACGCATTATCAATTCAACCCGGAATGCAAGTAAAACCGGATTCTAACAACTCGAGTCTATTTCGAACGTTGGATGCTATTAATTTTTCATATTCTTCGTCATATGATACTACCGAAGTAACCATATATGATGTGGATGCAGCAACGTCGACACCAACCTATTTTTTATTAAAGAAAAAAGCAAAAGCAGTTTCAGGCGAAACCAAGACAGTTACATTTTCTTTTGGAACGCCGTTACCATATGACAAAGTTTTACTTAATGATACGAACATCATAGAAATAATTTCCGTAACAGAGTCAGATGGAGATAATTGGTATGAAGTTCCATATTTAGCACAAGATACTATATTTGAAGCTGTACCTAATCTATTAGAAAATGATCCGGATTTATCGCAATATCGAGCAAATGCACCAAGTTTGTTAAAAATGAAGAAAACTGCTAAGCGTTTCGTTACGAGATTGCGAAGTGACAATCGTATGGAATTACAATTCGGAGCTGGAATATCTGATAACAATGATGAAGAAATTATTCCAAACCCAGACAATGTAGGAAATGGATTAGCTGGATTTCGTCGTACCATTGATATTGATATTGATCCTGCTAACTTTTTATATACAAGAACTTACGGCCAAGCCCCATCAAACACTACGTTAACAATTACATATGTAGTATCAAATGGAATTAGCGAAAATGTACCAGCAAAAACATTGACTAAAATCAATACAATTACATATGATTCCGATATCAACTCTACAGCATCGGGTGCTATGATGAATTTTGTTAAACAGTCAGTATCTGTACAAAATCCAGGTCCAGCTACAGGTGCAAAAAGTGCTGACTCGGATGTTGATATTAAAAACAATGCGATGGCAAATTTTGCTACACAAAATCGTTTAGTTACAAAAGAAGATTATGTAATTCGTGCATATTCAATGCCAGCAAAATTTGGTAGTGTTGCTAAAGCATATATAGTACCAGATGACCAAATTTCGCAAGCAGATGCCACACAAACTAGACTTGCAAATCCATTAGCATTAAACATGTATATTCTCGGATTTGATGCAAATAAAAAATTAATAGCATGTAACCAAGCAATTAAAGAAAATTTAAAAACATACATTGGTTATTATCGAATGTTAACTGATGCGATAAATATTAAAGATGCATTTATTATTAATATTGGTATTGATTTTGAAATTACAACGCTTCCAAATTACAATTCAAACGAAACTTTGTTGAAATGTAATGCCGTAGTACGTGACATGTTTAATATCGATAAATGGCAAATAAATCAACCTATCAACAAATCTGAAGTATTAACTGCAATTGCCAATGTTAAAGGTGTTCAAAATGTAGTTGGGGTTAACTTTATTAATTTGTATGATACTGATTTTAATTATTCCGGAAACGTATACGATTTAGCAACTGCTACAAAAAATGGTATTATTTATCCGTCGTTAGATCCTAGCATTTTTGAATTGAAATTTCCTCAACAAGATATCAGAGGACGTGTGGTAAGTTATTAAGTTTTGAATATTTATACTAAAAGTATATTATGTTTAAAATATTTTATCCCGAAGCCGATGCTACTGTTTACGCAGGTTTACCTACAACCAATACTGGATTAGATGAAATCTTAGAGATTGGAAAACGTTTAGGTACCGACGGTAGTACATGGCAAAAATCGAGATCGTTAATTAAATTTGATAAAACTGAAGTTTCAGCATCATTATCAAAATATTCAGTATCGCCAGCAAACGCCAAATTTGTATTGCAATTATATACTAGTTATGCAAAAAACTTGCCATCACAATATACAATTGATGTAAAATTAGCAGGGCAACCATGGATTAATGGAACTGGATATGCATCTTCTGATCCAATCATTTCAAACGGCGTACAATGGGCAACTCCATATGCATCTTGGTCATTAGATTCACAAGTAGGTAATTTGTGGATATCTAGTTCACAACAAATTGAATTAGGCTCATCTGGTATATTTGTATCAGGTTCTGGCGCGGGTGGTAGTTGGTTGTATAGTACCGGTAGTTCTGTGTTTACATGTTCGCAATCATTTTCATATCAAACTACAGATTTATCAATTGATGTATCCGATATAGTTTTAAAATGGATAAGTGGCAGTAACAGTCAATCTATAGATAATAACGGTTTCGTATTGAAATTCTCAGATGCTGATGAATTAAATGATGCCGTAACTGGTTTTACGCAGTTTTTTAGCAAAGAGACACATACCATATATGTTCCTAAACTTACAATGTATTGGGATGATACATATTATTCGTCGTCTTTGTCTGCTGTTGATTTAGAATCGTATACAGTGTATACAAAGTTAAAACCAGAATATCGTGATACTGAAATAATTAAGATGCGTATATATACCAGAGACAAATATCCACAAAAATCTCCGACTAATTTATTTCCAACACAAACCGTTAAACGTTTGCCGGCTACTACATATTATACGGTACTAGATGCAGCAACTGATGAGGTCATTATTCCATATGACAATATTTATACTAAAGTAAGTTGTGATAATACCAGCAATTACATTTATATAGATATGAATGGGTTTATGCCAGAACGTTACTATCGTTTACAATTTAAAATCATTGATGGTTTCACAGAACAATTTGTAGATGATGATGTATATTTTAAAGTAGTTAGATAATGAAAACACCAATAAGAAATTTCGGTAAACTATTTGATCCAATTAAATTGGCTCAATTTACAAAATATATTGGAAATTTAACTGTTACATCTAACAATACCAATATCGTGCCACGTGACGGATCTGGTAATATTCAATTAAATGAAGAATCAGAAACCAATCCGTTACTTATAATTGAGCCGACTGCAACAAAAATTCAACTTGCTTCAGTACTTAAAGTTTTAGATACGCGATTTCAATATTTTAAATTTCCAGCAACTACTCGAGTTATACAAACAACAACTGCTAGCATCGATTTAGAATTACCGGAACTAGAACAAGATATTAACACGGAATTAAGATTACCAATTACATATGACGAGCAAAATCAACCTATTACAATAGAAAAAATTAATACATCATATGAAAGTAATTGGTTTTATTCAACTGGCTTTGAATCATCTGGATTTAGAGAATTACCGTTTTCCGGTGGTACGCAGACACGAGACAATGCATATACGTTAACAAAAAGTACAATTGAAACGTTACGTACTCGTGGTAAAACTTTAAAGTTTATCATACAAACGCAATTCGTATCTACAGTAACTAATTCGAATACAGATGTTAAAATTCGTTTAACTCGCGATAACATTAAATCATATCGACCATGGTTATTTCCGGCGATTGAATTGCAAACCACAGCAACCCCAACTAGTGCATATCCGGTATTAGGTATGGAATTTATATTGAATTCTGATGATTTAGTAGAAGATGATGTATTTACTATTAATGCAGTTGCTGGCAATCCGGCGTATGTATTAACTGACAAATCATTTTGGACTGTAGAAGTTGTAGATATACCAATTGAAACCCCGTTATATGGAATTAATAATACGTCCGGCGTATACGACATACAAGGTAGCAGTGAAACTGTTACATTAAATGCAATTATATATGACGGCACAACAACTAAAGTTGGAACAAAAATTCCAGGCTCTGATGAATTTATATTTGACTAAAAAGATAAGATGAATTAATGTTAACACAATATAAAAATATCAATCAAATACAATTGGCGTCTGGTTCATTGTCTGCGGAACGTTTATCTAGTAGTAAAACTGATTTTGTTAGTTTTGATGCAGATGAAGCTGTTTATTTTAATACCGAAATAAACACGCAAACAGAAACACAGCGAGTTGAATTACATGTTTATGCAGATGATACGTGGATTACTGGTAATCATCGCATAACATTACAAAATAAAATACCAGAATATCGCGATTCGCAAACCAATAAAATCATACAATTTTTAGCTCAACCATTAGCTATTAATTTATATGAAGAATTTGATAAATTAAAATTAACATCCGGCAATTTTAGATTTGTTATTAATTTTTTTAAAAATTTAATTGGAAATTACGAACGACAACATTTACGAATTGATGAAATATCACCAGATCGTACCGAGTTACGTTTACGTGCTATAGATGCAGATGATCCTGAGTTTTTAACTCAAATTACATCGTATATCCAAACAGTTAACCAAACTTCAAGTACATTTTATAAAAACTATTTATTAAATTTCAGCAGAAATAATTGTGTACTTTTCGTTAATAGCGTTGTAATTGGCGAGTATTTATATGTTAAATTGCAAGAGCCTTTAGCTTCGGATATTGATGTCGATTTCAAATGTTGGATTGTTGAAGAACAAAAAGATCCATATGTTGATAGAGTATCTATAGTTGCAAAGTCTTTGATTAAGCAGTTTAATAAATTATCAAATCCAAATTGGCAAGCATCTGATACATTGAATTTATCATCGGAAACTGGATTTAAAACATGGAATGATTTATTAGGTTCTTCGACTCAAACATCGCAACAAATTGTCGATACATATTTTTCCGGCAGTTTATCTGGGATACCGTTAAATATTGATTATTCGGATTTCAATAATTTTATATTCTATAGTTCCGCTACAGAACGTTTAATTAATTTTAAATACAAATTAGAATTGTTAGAATATTATGCATCACAAAGTGTAGTAATATCGCAAATTTCAGGTTCGGATGCATCAAACAATTCGACTGAATATGAATCATATCGAACAACATTGTTGAGTGGTTTTGACAATTTTGAAAAATATTTGTATTTTGAATCTTCATCGAAATTAACGACACATGACATTGCAAAAGAAAATGCAGTGTATGCTGATATGACCGGCAGTTATGTGCAGCCAATACCTAAGTCTAATTCAACGTATCCATATACATTGTACCCCGTAGCTAGCACGCAATTCACAACATGGTACAATACCTTGCTTGAATCTGCATCGTTGTATGATTCATTTAATTTAAACGCATTAGAATACAATATTCCGGAATTTTTAAGATTCGATTCCAATAATGAACAGTTATTAACGTTCGTAAGAATGTTAGGTCATCATTATGACATCATTTATTCATATATAAATCATATGAATTTGATACATAAACGAGAAGAAAATCCAAAACTAGGAATGGCAAATGAATTATTATATTCAGTAGCAAAACAGTTTGGTTGGAATCTAACTAATGGAAATCAACAACAAGAACTATGGTCATATGTATTAGGCACGACAGAAACCGGAACACCTCAAACAGGTTCTAATTCAGTTAACGGAATGTCGTTATCTGCTAGAGATCGTACGTATACTATATGGCGTAGAATTGTAAATAATTTACCGTTACTTTTAAAAAGTAAAGGAACTAAACGAAGTGTACAAGCATTATTGTCTTGTTATGGAATTCCACAATCAATAATTTCAATTAACGAATATGGTGGACCTAGATTAGACAGAGCACCTATATATGAAAAATTAAATTTTGATTACGCTTTGGATTTAAGTGGAAGTGCTGCAGGAACTGTTAGTATTAATTATCCGAATACAATCAATGCGTTTGAATTGAGATTTCGCACAGACGATGTTCTAGCCAACCCGTTTATTCCAAACACAATGAATCTTGTTACGGTTGGAACTAATACGGTAACGATAGATTTCGTTAGTGGAAATAAAGGTACTGTATCATTGAATGGAAATCCATCATCTCCGATAGAAATATACAACGATGAATGGGTATCTTTATTATTAAGAAATAATGGTGCTGATTGCGATTTACTAGTTAAAAAATCAAAATACGGAAAAATTGTCGCAGCAGTTTCGTCTTCAGATACATCACCATTCAGTGGAGCAGGCAATGTATTGTTAGGTGGAACTACCGGTGGCAGTAGATTTGTAGGACAGTTGCAGGAAGTGCGATTATGGTCTTCAAGTTTACAAGATTCGGCATTCGATAATCATGTTAAAGCACCAGCCGCATACGACGGAAACGTTGATGCATACGATGAATTGATATTTAGATTGCCATTAACGCAAAAAATAAATCATGCAACAACTAGCAGTTTGACGGGAGTACAACCACAATCGTCTAGCATATCTGCATCATTTACAGCTTGGACAAATGCAACACCATATGATTCAATTGAAGAAACGTATTATTATGATGCGGTGTCATTAGGTGCAGGAACTTATGATGATAACAAAGTACGTATTGAAGCTAACGATTTAATTGGTACGTTAGATGTTAAAACTCGCGCTGAACGTAGTCAATTTGATACTGCTCCATTAGACAGTAAAAAATTAGGTGTATATTTTTCGCCACAAACAATGATTGATGAAGATATCATTGCACAATTGGGATTCACTGATTTAGATCAATATATTGGCGATCCAGGAGAATTAGATGCAACTGATTATCCGCAGTTAATACAAGCCGCACAATCTTATTGGAAAAAATATTCTGATAAAAATGATATAAATTCATACATTAAAATATTTACGTTGTTTGACTTATCATTTTTCAAACAATTGGAACAAATATTGCCAGCACGTGCTGATAAATTAACAGGTATATTAATTCAACCTAATTTGTTAGAACGAAGCAAAGCTACGATATTACCAAAAATAAAACGTTTTGATTCTAGTTAT